GAAGAATCCGTTACGTCCGAGAGACCTTCGTCGTAGTGTAGAAAGATTAAAACAGTACAGCGTATGAAAGAAGAAAGATGTTGTGGTAACTGTCATTGGTTTTGCAACGAGGATATTTATGGCGTAGGATGGTGCAGTAATAACGAGCACGAATCATCTTGCGACCTAGTATGTGACGAACATGAATTTTAAAATTTAAATATTAAAATGGAAAATAAAGAATTGACTATTAATGAGTATCAGAAGGCTGCAATGACTACTTGTATGCCAAGTTGTGAGAACTTTAGCTACATGACCCTTAATCTTATGGGTGAACTTGGAGAGTTTACTTCGAAGATTGGTAAACTTATCCGAAAAGGAAAGGCTCATATAGAGAATAGTAAGCTGGTGGTTCACGAGGATGTAACGGAGGAGGAGATCAAGGCAATTCGTGCCGAGATCGGAGATTGCTTTTGGCAACTGAACGGAATCTGTTCGGTATTTGGATGGAATGCAAATTCTATCTGCCAGGAAAATCTTGATAAGCTTGCTTCCAGAAAGGAGAGAGGCAAGATTGATGGTAGTGGTGATTTTAGATAGATAGCTTATGCTTATAAAAAAAGTTTGTGAAATATGCGGAACGGACTATTTCGTTCCGCATTGGAGAGCAGACACGGCAAAATATTGCAGCGTTCGGTGTCAGAGAAAATCACTTAAACGTAGACCTAATGTAACATGTGTGGTTTGCGGAAAGAAGTTTCACGTAAAGCCTTATTACCTTAAAAGACTAAAACATCCGCCCTGTTGTTCTTTAAAATGTTCTTCATTATATCGTAAAGTATGGTTTCGTGGAACTGGTAACCATCAATACGGTTTAAAAGGCAGCAAGAATAGCACATTCTTAGGCGACGTTATTTTTGTAAAAAATAACAAATTAACGGAGGTAAGAAAGTATGCTCCGTATAGGGTTGACGCAAATAAGGCAGGAAGAGTGCTTGAACATAGGCTTTTGGTTGAAGAAAACTGGGAGCTATTTGATGAATGCGCATTCGATATAATAAATGGCCAACATGTCCTAAAGAAAGATTATGTCGTTCATCATATAGATGGAAACCACGGTAATAATGATATACGTAATCTAATTCCTCTCACAAAGAGTGAGCACAAGAGGATTCATATTAAAATGAGAGAGATAGTTAGAGACAAAGAAACAGGCCGTATTATTACAACATATAAAAAGTAATACATGAACATCACAGATGAACAGAAAACGTATATAAAGGAACACCCTTACGAATCTCCTTACGCAATGGCCAAGAGCTTCGGTTGCGCAGTACAGACTGTTTACTGGTGGCTACATAGGCTGCATGGGGATTCGTTCAAGGACGCAAGAAAAGAGCAAAGAGAGAAGATCAGGGAATCTGTCCGTAAGCTGTATCCGGATTACTCTTCTTCCGAAATTTCCAAAGAGCTTGGAATAACAAAGTCATGTGTAACAAGTATAGCAAAGGCACTTGGCGTTACTCATACCAAGGAAACGGAAGAAAGACTTCGGTTGAAATGTGCTCAGGCAATAATAAGACCTGAGATAATAGCTAAACGTTCTGAATCTCTAAAAAAGACGCTTAGACTTGACAGGTACAGAGCAACGAATGGAATAAAACAGAAGACAAGACGCAAGTTCAAGACCATTCCGAGTAGATGTCTCTGTGCAAGGAACTATCTCTGCAATAAATATAACTACTTCTACGACAAAGATTACGGAGATCTGCTTACCGTGTTCTACGACAGTGAAACAAGAATGCTGACAGAAGAGCAGCAGAAACACTACGAGACGAAGTATGGTATCAAGTTCCTCCATGGAGCTGAAGAATAATTTCTGTGCATTATCTATATGTTTTTAGGGGTGGCTGCACATCACGTGCGGTCACCCCTTTTTGTATTAAACAACCAACAAAAACATTAAACAATGAAAAAATCTAAGAACGTTTCCTGTTTCTTATAATCAAATACCCTATAAAAACGACAACTCCTAGGATCAGTATCGCAAAAGATACTCTTCCGATTCTAATGAAGAATTTATCTGTTTTCGACAACTGCTTCTCGACATATACTTTATCTTTCGATATTTTATTTATCACTGAGATTAAGGAGTCACACTTGCTGTGATATATCGACGTGCTATCCTTGTATTCTTTGAGGCTCGAAATACTGTCTCTCAGTATCTGTATATCTTCCTGTGATATTTCGTGATATTCGTAGTGAAATCTGTCTTCTCCAACTTTATTTCCGTTTGCGTCATACTTCGAAGATGTACTATCCTTGATGTGTGTCTTCTCTTTCGTGGTTGACTTTACATACTCTTTATGCGATGCTCTGTATGATTCCAGCTCCTTGACAAGCCTTGCGTTAAAGAGTGAATCCCACTTAGCCTCGTTACGTTTATCTGTGATGTATGTCTGTTTTTCTATCACACGTTCTTTCGCCTTACATCTACAGAACATTGATAGAATCAGCATTGAAATGCTGCATATCACTAGCCATTTCCACCAATTAAACTTCAAATTCATATACTATAAAATTTATACATACTTCCAAATAAAACCTCCTGCCGTTTTATGTCTCCCAAGACAAACTTGTCCTATATTTTGGGCTAAAATACCAGTTGATTCAAAAGCATCTTTTGTTGAATTATATACAGCTACAACAACTCCGTCAACATTAATTTGCTGTACTCTTTTGCAGTTCTTCTTTATCATATCTTTTAGAACAGAAATCATGGGTTGCGTAGGATTTTTCCATTTATTTTTAAATGAAACACTGCACTTTCTCCTAAAATCTTCATTTTTGTACAGCATTTTCCTTGATGCTGAAAGCTTTATGTTGTGGCTTCCGTAATTATTGTTATACTTCTGTGTACACCATTCCAAATTTTCCGATTGATTATTGTAAGGGTTGCAATCTTTGTGGTTTATTTGAGGATAATTGTGTGGATTTGGAATAAATGCCAACGCTACTAATCTATGGACACGCATATATTTTACAATGCCATTTTTACTTAATGACACGCACGCATACCCTCTACTATTTTTATACTTAATTATCTTGCCTTTTATATTTTGTACCGCCCCATAGGAAGACTTAACAGTCCTATCTAGAGAACGAACACGACCAAGATTTGATACTTGGTATAACCCATCGTAATCTGGAATGTCTTTCCAAATTTCTCCGATAAATGACTTATTTATTAGCCATTCTTGTGTATTATAATTTGGTAATTCTATCATTTTATTACAATTATTACTCGCTCTTTTCGATTCCAAGCCTCTTTCATTTTAGAAACTAACTTGTTAGTCCATTCTCTACTATTCAATACCATTCCCTTTTTGAGATTTAATCCAACCAAGATGCACCCCTCTGTGTCTTTTGCAGAATTACCGCTATGTATGCGTATTCCTTCAAATCCTTTGACATTCAGAAGTAATGGCAACATCTTCTTGAATCTGTTAGAGTATGTATATACGCATTCGTAACTTCCGCTTGGTATTGCAGTCTGCCCATACACCTTTTTATTCTTGATTTCTTCAAGCTTCATATCTTGGCGCAATCCTCTGTCTGTATCTTCAAGAGTATTGCATCCGAACAATTCTCCATTAACGTAAAGACGGCTAATAGTATAACCATCTTTTTTCCAAGCCCTATCAATTAGTACTTCCATTTTTGTTTTCCTCCTCTTTTTTATCAAACTCCTGATTCAATCTATCCAATATAGGTTTCCAATAACTAGGCAATGCCTTTGCGAACTCAAACCTCAGAATATAATAAATAACCCTGAATGAGATATTCTTAGGGTATGCTTTAATGAGGTTCTTGAACGCATTGCATATATACACATAGCAGAATATATACGTAAGCATCTTAATCACAAATAAAGCTTCCGTTCCATCATTACAGCCTAACATGATGCCGTATATCACATAGACGATAGATACATAAAGCAGCATTTCCAAAATTGCGTTCTTGAACTTTGATGCAGAAAAGTTCTTGCATCGTACAACACTCACAC